CGAGAAGGCTAATCGCGCCCACCAGGAGCGTTTCGACAGCCTTACCGAAGAGTTCAAGAAACTCAGCGCAGACGTGGAACCGCTACGCGCGCAGGGTGAAGAACTCACAAAGAGACTTGATGAGTTGCAGGGCAAAGTAGACCGAGTTGAAAAGAACTTGGGCGAAGTAAGCAAGGTAACTGCATCGAAGAAATCTGGCGATCTTGGCGGATCACCCGAAGGCGAATCACTCGAAAAGAGCGCGAAGTCTTCATTCTGGGGCGGCACCTTCTCAACGGACTCACTCTGAGTTCATGCTTAACCATACAAACTGAATACAAATTCTAATTTAACTACTATTGAAAGGAAGTGAAAACCAAAGTGAGTCACGAAGAAGACCTACTACAAAAAGTAATTGTCTCAACTGAGATTGGTAACCCCGCCGGGTCCGGCCTACTAAGTGCAGAGCAGTCAGACCGATTCATCGACTACATGTGGGACTCAACAGTTCTCGGTAGCCAGGTGCGTACCGTGCGTATGCGCGCGAACGAAATCGAAATCGACAAGATCGGCGTTGGTCAGCGACTACTACGTGGAGCGACCGAAGCAGTTGACACAGGTGAGAACCAGGGAGTCGTATTCTCAAAGATTTCTATGACAACGAAGAAACTTCGTCTAGACTGGGAACTGTCATCCGAAACTCTTGAGGATAACATCGAAGGAGAATCTCTCGAAGACCACATCGCACGTCTAATGGCGTCTCAGGCCGGAAACGACCTTGAGGACCTTGCCATTAACGGTGACGTTACATCGAGCGACCCGCTTCTGAAGGTGTTCAACGGTTGGCGTAAGGTGGCCCTCGACGGAAACGAAGAAGGCGCCGCACACGTACTGAGCCACGGTGGAAGCACCGTTAACCGCGCTCTGTTCAACCGCGCTCTGAAGGCTATGCCACGTAAGTTCATGGCTAACCGTCCGAACCTACGATTCCTAACGGGATCGGGAGTCATTCAGGACTACCTATACTCGCTATCAGACAATAACTCTGGTAACTACATCGAGGCTGTTGGTAACGGCATTATCTCCGGTGGAGACGTTGTTCCTACAGGCCCAGCCGGTTTCTCAACCGGTCAGGCGTTCGGTATCCGTCTACAGGAGGTTCCGAAGTTCTCTGACGAGTACGCCGGTTCCTACAGCGGCGGAACATCAGCCGAGCACAGCGATGTATGGCTGGTTGACCCTCGTAACCTTATCTGGGGTGTGAAGCGCGAAATCCAAGTATTCCGCGAGTTCAAGCCTAAGAAGGACACAATCGAGTACACCGTCTACACCCGTGTTGGTGTTGGTGTCGAGAACACCGACGCTTTCGTTGTTGTACGCGACGTCAAGTTGTCTGTCTGATAATTCAGACCACACTCTACCCCCGCCTTCGGGCGGGGGTTTTGTGTATGCTCAACTATACGTTACAATAAAATCACTAACGAAAGGAGCCATAATGGCACTTACATTTGAAGACCTGGACCGGGGCGCACTGTTTGAAATGTGCGACAAGTACGGCGTTGACTACAAGCGCAACATGTCCAAGGACACACTGATCAACGAACTCAAGGAGAACGGTATCAGAGATACCGACATTGAGCGCGTGGACCCGATTGCCGTTGGCGATCCCGCTGAGGAATCGCTTGAAGACGAGGCGCCGGGTGCAGAAGAAGAAGTACTTGTCAAGATGACAAGAAAGAACGCAAGACTAGAAGTGGACGGATACAAGTTCCTTCGTGATCACCCGTTCCAGATCGTACCGGTCAGCGTGGCGGACCACCTGATTGAGAATGTTGGAGGGTTCCGAGTTGCTTCCCCAAGAGAAGCCGAGGAATACTACAGTTAAGGAGTAGACATGGCAAAGATAACCAAAGTCGTAATCAAGATTCCGGGCCTTCAAGGGGCGCCGGGTGCTGCTGAGGGTGTTTCCAGTGAACAAGTCAAAGACTTGATCGAACAAAACCTCAGAGGTGTCGACGGAATCGGTATAGTAAGAAGTACAGTTGACGACAAAGTGGTTGTCTATGTCTCGGACGTTAATGCCTTTAAGTCTCGTCTTGGACTGGATCGTGTTGACAATACTCCGGTAGAAGAAGAACTACAGAACCTGAGAGCAAGCAAGTCGTCCCTTGAAGAACAACTTATTTCTGCGCTCAGTAGAATCACAGCACTAGAGGGTGGGGGTACGGTTGATCCTACCCCCGTCCCTGCACCTACAGTGTTTGTCGAAAAGCAATTAACTAAGTCTATATCCGACAAGGTTACGGCTGGCGACGTGTCAGAACTGACAACCGCCGGAACGCTGGGCACGGGCGGTACTTTGACGGCATCCACGTCAAACACCATTCCTTCAGCAATGATCACAGTAGGAAGCACAGCATCAAGTAATGACGCGGGCATCAACTTCACGTCGCCGGTAGAGTCGGGTAAGAAGTACGAGGCGTATCTGACCGCCGCCGGGGGGAGCAACAACCTGGGCACATTCTCCGTACAGGTACTTTGGAGAACCAGTTCCTCGATTGTTTCGTCAACCAGTTACTCGCTCGGTAGCCTCAGTATTAACGAGGACAAAAGATTCCGAATTCATGTGGGCACCCCGCCCGCCACAGCAACGATTTTGATGATTCGTTTGCGTACGGATGCCGCACTACCGGCAACGGCCAAGTTCCACCTGAAGAAATTTGGTATTCTCGAACTAGGCGCGGGGGACCTGGGTACGGTGGGAACCGTTAGACGAGGAATTGGAACCAATGCATCGATCTTCAACCCACAGACCAATATTTTCAAAATGCGTACCGACCTGTGGACCGGCGCAATGCACCCGAACAGCGCGAGCATTGTCAAGGGTATGACTGATCAAATCACACCATACAACAACGGTAACGTCAACATGAACTTGGCTAAGTTCAACTCGAACACTTATTTTGTCGACAACAACACACCGAGAATCAAGGTCGAATGGGTGCCGTGGAGAAGCGGAGAGATTAGACAGCCGCTGTGGCCTAACTTTGCTGATTCTGTACCGTGGCCCGCTGATGCTCGTCCGTCGGAAGGTACCGACCGAGCGATCAACATCTACAATCCTCAAACCGGGGAACTGTGGGAATTCTGGAAGGTAAGACCTAAGCCGGGTTACCCAGGGTCAACCGACTACTACAACGCGCCGTATATCACAGCGACCGGGGGAGAAATGCAGGCGTCCTATGGCGGTTACATTTCTGATGCCTCACAAAGTAGAGGACACTTCTCAACGGTAAACGGTGTCTACTACGGTGTCGCAGCAACGTCAATTTCTTACATGGGTTGTGCCGTTACCGTGGCCGATGTATTGTCCGGAGAAATTAACCACACACTTGCCGTTCAAACGATCTACAACGCATCAAGCGGAAGTTACTACTGGCCCGCGCTGCGCTCGGACGGTAATGGTGGCGGGGTAACCTTCCAGGGGCAGAGATTCAGATTCCCACCGAGCATTGACTTCTCCGGCTACACATCGTTGTCACCACTGGCACGCATGGTAGCAAAGGCTATTCAAAAGTATGGCCTGATTATTACCGACACAGCGGGAACGGTATCCCTGGTCGGTGAGTCCGGGGCCATTGGAATCCAAAGTAACGGAACCTACAAGGACCCGTGGGGTGAACTGTTGAGCAATTACGGTTCGGGTCTGCGAGCCTACAACGTACTTCAAGGAATTCCTTGGCATCTACTAGAAGCCATGCCAGCAAACTGGGGTCAAGGCGGAGAAGCAACTATAGCGTAAGTTGGTTTTACCAATACGCTATGGTAATATTTACAACAATGGAGACAACAAAATGGATATAGTATTTCCCGGACAACCGGTAGAAGACACAATTGGCACGGGCAACATGCCGTCGAACTTTGATATTAAACTTTATCGAGGCGACGTGTTTGAAGTGTTCCTAGAACTGCGCGACGACGTATCGACGGTTGACCTAACCGGTTACACCCCGAGCATGGAG